CTACTATATCTACAAATTTTGGTATTATAGGTATAGGAGTCCAATCAATATTTAAATACGACAAATCTCCGTCAATAGCCAATTCATTTTTGTATTTAGCTACAGACTGCTCACCTCTTGCATACAATCTTAACCTATGGAAATCTCTCCATTGGCTATAGTATCTGCAAGAGTTACCGTCTTTTCTAAACCACTCGTACTGAATGGCTTGACCTACTTGTAATCCAAAAGAATCAGATGCTTTTTCAGCGTCTGTTGCCATTTGTGTTGGAAAATTTGTAGATACTATATCTATTAGTATATCTTTCATCGAATTAATTGACTTGTTGTACCATCATTGCTATACCTTGCGAAGTTAATACTAATTTTTGATTCTTTTTTTTCAGGCACATACATATGTTTTTGATTAGCCATAATTGCCAATCCTGAACTTATAGCAGCATCAAATTTAGTCCTATCGTTAATATCAAACTTTGCCCAATCTTCTAATGTTCTTGTAAATGGCATTGTACCCATTTCGTCTGAACCTCTATATGCACCTACTAAATCCATTCCTATGTATCGCTCAATGTAAGACTCAATTGCGGATGCGTGCGATTGTTTTACATCTTCAGAAGAGTTTGGTATACCACCAAGTTCTCTTTCTGTTTTTGTTAGTTTAGCATACTGCTTATCAGGTCTATTCATACAGAAATTCCTATAACCTCTATTTTTAAAATGATAAAGCAGTCTTGGTTTATTATTCTCTACAAGCACAGGCATACCATAAAAAACACAAGCCATCAAAACATCTTCAAAAAATATCTCTGCTGTTTGAGGTCGCGCTATGTACTCTAAAAAAAATTCATTTGTAGGAGCTTCGTCCATATGAAACTTAGTCATTCCGTGTAGAGAACCATTAGACCCCCTACCTCCAACTACTGCAGATATATCATAAGGATCACATCCAAATGTTCCAATGTGTTCATTTCCGGGATAAAATAATTCTCCTTTTCTATGAAAATTATTTTGTAAATGTTTATTTGGAAGCCAACTAACTAAAAATCTACCATTTCTATCAGGTGTCCATACTACTGTACTGTCTTTATCTCCATCTCTCCAATGAAAAGAACCTCTAGTTATATAATGTTCTTTAATCATTGAATCATTATAATCAATTTGTTGGTATATTTTAGTAAGATTAAATAACGCTTCTTTACTTTCATCTCTAAACGCATGCGATTCAGTACGTGGAAACTGTCTATAAAATTCATTCAAAGCATCAGAATCATTTTTTAATGAATCAACCTCTGCCTCCCAATAATCTAATGCGCCATTTTTTATCATTCCCCCATCAACACCTTCAATCTCATTTAATGGCTTTCTAAATACAGGCATACCGTATCTATCTATGTAACCCTCAAAGTTCCACTCCATTGGTATAAACAAAGCATATAGTCCTGACTTTGTTTGTCCATTAGCATTTCTTGAATGTATTCTTGAATCTTCGTATAGTTTTTTAAAGTTGTCACCACCCTTGCTTAAAGCATTTGATGTAGAACCCATCATACACTTACCAATTACTTTACTACCTAACCTCAAACAAGTTTTAGTTACCCTCCAATTGTTCAATATGTTGTTTGGCTTAATCCATTTACCACTCTCGTCATGTGCTAAAAATAATAGTTTTTCTCCATCATAAGAGTTCTCTTCTGTATTCTTCCAATCTATTGTGGTATCCAATCCATCCATCTCGTTATTGCCCACATCGTACATATTCTTTTTGGTAATCTTAGATGCAGGTATCCTAAATGCCAATTCAGCTTTTGGCTTATCCATACCATCCATAATAGGTCTAAAAAAGAATGGCAATCGATTATTTATTGGAACAACTTTATCAGTAAACATTTTCTTGGCATCACTACCTGTCTTTGACAAGATACCAATACGAGAATCCCTTGCAAGTGTTCCTATGTTAATACACTCAGATGATGACATAAACGAAAAACCTGAACGTCTTATTTTCAAGTATATCATACCAAAAGACCTGTAGTCAGCTCGGCATGCTTCCCAAAAAATAAAGTATATTCTATTTGCTTCTCTAAAGTCAGGATATCCAATGTCAATACTTGCCCATTGTAAATACATCCAATGTGAGCCTGTTATATAAGTTTTGACACCATTATTCATAAACCAAAATCCATTCTCTCTATAATCAAACTGCTGTTCAATGTAGTCTATCCAACGGTCTTTAAATTGAGGGGGCATTTCGTTCCAATGGAATATTGAATTTATTTTTGACAAATCTTTTGGTATTTCTTCTCTTTGCCAATATTGTCTTGATTTTTCTGAATCTCTTTGATGTATTTTGTCGGGATATTCGGGAAGTGCTATGTAAAGTCCTGATATGTTTATGATTTGACCAATCTGCCCTGTTTTTGAAATAACTACTAAATCATACTTGTCGTTATACCCATATACCCAACTTCTTGCCTTATTTTTTTTAACAAGTTCATTTGTAGGTACGTATTCATGCGCTACACTATAAATTGTATTATTTAGACCTTCTCTCTGCAAATCCTTGTTTTGTATCTGTTTTACTAATACCTCTATCCATAGAGTCTATATTCTCTCTTTCTAATTCAATTCTAGTTAGTATCTCAAATGCATCAAATATTGCTAACTTTTTTGACATTGCTGCATTCTTAAGTTTGTCAGCAGATAAGTCATCGTCTGAGTTTATTTTTATAATATCTTCTTCTGCAACTTTAATAAGTTGCTCAACTGCTTTATGACCTGCTGCAATAATTTTTAATTTTACTTCTCTAATGTTCATAATTTAATTGTTATTTGATGGTCCATAATTCGATATAACTTTTCATCATCAACAGTAAACTCGTATTCAGTATCAAATGAAAAACATACTACATCTCCTGCTTTTATTCCTTTGCTAATCAGATATTCATTGGGGTATTTCATTATACCCATCAATGGCTCATTAGTAAAAGGTTTTTTAATATAGCAGTCAATTGCAGGTAATGGTTTTACAAAACAATACTTGTCGTGCGTGTTCCATGTGGAACCTTTTTTGTACATAAAAAACTGATCCATTTCAATAAAGAAGTTGTCATCTCTAAAGAAACTCTTACCACTTTTTTGACGACCTTTCATGTCGTTGTAATACTTAAAAACATTATGATGAACGAGTAATATATCACCCGAAGCAATCGGTCCGTTGTACCCTAAAGGGACTTCTACGACTTCTGCATATCGGTTAGAAAACATATGGTCTTCCTCTGAGGTACTAACCACTATTTCTACTCCTGATATATCTTTTGTGTTGTCGTATCGTTTTCCCTTCAATGGCTTTGCTATGAAGTAGAATGGTGAACGCATTTAAAAATTTATATTATATTCGATTGAAATTGGTATTGTTGAATTAAACTCCTTCCATAAAACTACTTCATTTTTTTGATTAACTATGTAAATCAAAATAGAATTAGTTTCGTCATCGTGCTTTATTAAGTGAATCTCGTTAGAATCACCCAATACTTTTTGCCCTACAATGTAATGCATTGCACTTGTCTTATAGTCAGGACCAACTGATATTTTTCTTATATCCATTATTAAACTACTGATATTAATATTCCATTCACCCAAGTATAAACTTCAGTATTAATTGTTCTTGAACCTGAAAATGCGGAAGTATTTACTAATGCCAATGTTCCACTTGCATCAGGAAGTTGATACTCTCTAGATGTTGTTAAATTATTACATCTAATTACACCATCTGATCCTAGATTATTTGCCATTCCTAAAAACCCTCCTCCATAAAATCCATCTTGACC